GCATACCTCTCTGTGGATGATCCTAAGGCATTTGATGAGGCTATGTTCATCCTGTTGTGTGGCACTGGTGTAGGCTTCTCCGTAGAGCGTCAATACGTCAGCAATCTTCCAGACGTTCCAGACGTTCTGTTTGACAGTGATACAACCGTAGTGGTTAAGGATAGCAAAGAGGGTTGGGCTAAGGCATACCGTCAGGTTCTATCTCTTCTGTGGGCTGGTGAGATTCCTAAGTGGGACGTGTCTAAGGTCCGTCCTGCTGGTGCAAAGCTGAAGACCTTTGGTGGTCGTGCTTCAGGTCCAGCACCTCTTGTTGACCTGTTCCAGTTTACCATCCAGAAGTTCAAGGCTGCACAGGGGCGTAAGCTCTCCTCTGTTGAGTGTCACGACATCATGTGTAAGATTGGTGAAGTAGTTGTAGTAGGTGGCGTTCGTCGCTCTGCTATGATCTCTCTCAGTAACCTCAGTGATGATCGTATGCGTCACGCTAAGTCAGGTCAGTGGTGGGAGACACAAGGTCAACGGAGATTAGCTAACAACTCTGTCTGCTACACAGAGAAGCCAGACGTAGAGACATTCCTTCGTGAATGGACTGCCTTGGTAGAAAGTAAATCAGGTGAGCGTGGTGTATTCAACCGTGTAGCCTCTAAGAAACAGGCTGAGAAGTATGGCCGACGAAACAGTAACCACGAATTTGGAACTAACCCATGCTCTGAAATTATCTTGCGACCTTATCAGTTCTGCAATCTTACAGAAGTGGTCGTCAGGGCTGGAGACACAATTGAAGACCTTGAGCGAAAAGTCCGACTTGCTACTATCTTGGGAACTATCCAATCAACGTATACACACTTCCCATACCTAAGGAAGATTTGGCAACGTAATACTGAAGAAGAAAGGTTGTTGGGTGTAAGCCTCACAGGGATCATGGACAACCCATTAATGACAACAAAGAACGAAGGGCTGGAGAAAACACTTGAACATCTGCGATTGCTTGCTGTCGAGACTAATCTGGAGTGGGCCGAACGTCTAGGCATTCCTGCTTCTGTTGCTATCACTTGTGTCAAACCTTCTGGCACGGTATCTCAGCTTGTTGATTCTGCTAGTGGGATTCATACTCGTCACTCCGATTATTATATCCGCACCGTTCGAGGTGACAACGGAGACCCCCTGACGCAGCTTATGATTAACCAAGGGGTTCCTAATGAGCCTTGTGTAATGAAGCCTGAGCAAACAACAGTGTTCAGCTTCCCTATTAAGTCTCCTGAGGGTAGCGTAGTTCGTGATGATATGACTGCCATTGAGCAACTAGAGACTTGGTTGGTTTATCAGCGTCACTGGTGTGAGCATAAGCCTAGTGTGACAGTAAGCGTGAAGGATGATGAATGGTTTGAGGTTGGAGCTTTCGTATACAAGAACTTTGATGAGATGTCTGGTGTAAGTTTCCTGCCTCACGATGGTGGTAGCTACCAACAGGCCCCTTATCAGGAATGTATGGCAACAGACTATCATATTCTTTTAGACCAGATGCCAAAGAGTCTTGACTGGACTAAGTTGAGTGAGTATGAGTTAGAGGACACAACAGTCGGTATGTCTAGTTTTGCTTGTTCAGGTGATGTTTGTGAAGTTGTAGACTTGACATAGGCTAACCAAGCCCCATATAGGAATTGTGGGGATACTTAATATCAAAAACCAAAGGAAATACCAAATGAAGATTACACCAATTATCGCAGCGACCTTCTTCGCAACAACAGCCTCAGCAGGGGGTCTTGCACCTCCTATCGTGGCCCCAGTCATCACTCAGGAGCCTGTAGAGACTTGTTGGCGATTGTTTGTTGGGTGGACTACCAACTGTGAGGTCAAACCACGCACAATCCCCGATAATGATGATGATGATAATGACCGCCCTCGACCACCAACAACTCCCCCTACGGATCACCCTGAGGACCCACCAGAGGAATACGAAGATGATGAGGATGGGCCAAAGAACGGCTGCAACGGACGTTTCTGCGCCCCTGACTCTGGGGGTGGTAACTCAGAGGGTAGTGAAAACAGCGATCAAGATAACGACTAAGGGAATTAGTTATATGACAGATACTATCGGGTCTTTCAACGATGTAACCAAACCCTTCCACTACAACAGGGAAGGAGGTATTGAGTGCATTGAATACATCAAACAGGTGCTAGGTCTAGATGGCTTTGTGGCATACTGTCGGGGTAATGTGATAAAGTATAATCACCGTGCCATGTATAAAGGCAACCCCACACAGGACATGGCTAAGGCTCAACAGTATCTGGAGTGGGCTAACGAAGCTCTAGCAGAGATACACAAGTAAGCCCTACCCTACAAACGAAGAAGCCCCAGCGACTCATATGAATCACTGGGGCTTTTTGCTGTCTTATGGTTGGTTCAGTTACACACTTGGTCTTGTGTGGCTATAGCAACTTGTATCTCATCTTTAGTCTGCTGAGTATCAAGTCTGGACCTAGTGGGCAAGCTCTCGAACCAAGCAGTGCACAAGGCCTTTTCAGTCTCTGTAACCTGCATCGTCGTATTCAGACAACCGCTTAGAAGCGTCATCACTACGATCACGGATAGAGTTCGCATTCTCTAAGTCCTTTATCTTGGTTTCATTATCTCGGTCTTTTTTAGCATCTCTGCGGATACCAACCACTGCAAGAAGTGCAGCAGCTACGATACCTAAAACACCGAGTATCTTAGATACAATACGTGTCATGGCTGATCCTTAATTCGACCTAAGACCATGAACACAAACATACCAGCCATAACGTAAGGTTCCCACCCCTCTGGCATGAAGGCCTTGATGTCAGGTGGTAGTTCCATCCATACGAAAGGCACAGCAGTAATGGCAGCACCAATCCATGTTGAATGCCACCTCCAAACACTTTTCCAGTCAGATACAAGTTTCATGTTAGTCTCCTAAACAGTTTCAGAATTAGCTGCCACAGGGACAACTTAGCTACCACAGGCTTTGTTTTTAGCCAAGTGGTTGTGTCAAAGCAGGGGCAGTCTTTGGGTGAATACTCGTTATGACCACTTACCTTAGTTATGGTAGGGTATTTTTTCTCCCAATCAGCGATCATCTTACGCAAGGTTTTGTCCTGAGCCTCTGTAAAGTTATCAGAGAACTTCTGCGATCTCTTACCGCCCTTGCCACCAATAAGGCATACACCCAAGGAGTGACGATTGCGGCCCTTAACATGAGCGCCAATCTTATCCTCAGACCTACCTAGGGCCACTGATCCATCACGATCAATAATAGCATGGTAACCGATTCCAGACCAGCCATTGTTTTTGTGCCACCTGTCAATCTCGTCTCTCTTAGCTTCCGCTGTGCTACCACTCATCCACTTAGGGTCAGTAGCTGCCGCATGAACTATGATCTCGTTAATCTTTCTAGCCACCTTGTAGCTCCTCCTTAATGTCAATCTTAGCGAACACTTTATCTACAAGGATGTCTCCACATAGATGCCTAGTCCTGATTTCAATTTGATCGTAAGCACGACCTTCTGTATAGACCTCAATAGGTAAGTGTTGCTCCCCCACTGAGCGGTCATAGTTTTCAGAGGGAGAGTTATCAAGCGTCACCCAAGGTAAATAGACAAGTTGCCCAGTGTTATTACCAAAGACCTCAAGACGCCTGAATGTGCAATCTGTCTTATTGAACTCAGCGTATATGAAGTAGCCGTTGTCTGTATTTACCACCTCGTTGACTACCACGTCTGTGTAAGGGACTGGTAATCTGGAGAGGCTGACATACAGTTGTGCAGCAGCAAAGAATATAATACCTAACGCCAAGCCCCAAACAAGGTTAACCCACCTAAAGTGAGCCTTACTCTTATACTTTACATCGTTCACTGTGAAATACCCCCGTTAATAATAAACATGACCGCAGCTGCAAGTATTGTCCCCACTATGGCGCGAGAGGCCCACACAATAGAGGAAAGAAAACCCCCCAGTCGGTTCTCCACAGTTAATGTTCTTTGCTGTAAAAGGGCCAGTTGTAATTCAAGGGCAGTGATTGAGGCCCTTAGTTTTTCTGCTTTGGTGTGTAGTCTGTCTATCTCTACCGATTCATCTTTGGTCTTGTATGGTTCTGCCATGTTAGATATCCTAACTACCTTAGTTCTTGTCTCTATCCTTTAGTTTTAGCCCCCTGCGATCAATCAATTTGATTATCTACCCAATCACGGAACTGTTTGGCTGTGACCTCTGGTCTGCCCTCTAAGACACGAATGCGGTTCTCCTGTAGGAAAGACAACTTGAGCAAAACGCTGTTGGTAGAGTTCTGGTCATCTAGCGCCTCTTTTAACTTATTAACACGTCTGGTATTTTTGAGGGCTTCCTCATCCTCTGCTGTAGGACCACCCACAAACACACCGCCAGCATAAGGCATTCCTATCTTTACGCCCCTGTAGGCAGGAACCCAATCAGACATAAAGGGAGGTATTTTATTTTCTTCTACAACCGCTACGTTAGACACAAAGCCGTTGGTTATTTCTGCAAGCATAGTCTTAGCCATTATCCAGCACTCCTTAGTAATACAACAAATACGGCACCATCAGCAGCTGGTCCTGAAACAGCATTTCGAGAACCGCCGCCTCCTGAAGAGCCACAGACTGCCCCACCAGACCCAGCACCTAGCAAACCAGCGCCTGAGGAAGCAGCAGTGAGGTTACTATCACTGCTTGACCAGCCAAACCCACCTACCGCCGGCCCCTGTGTTGCGTAATCCAGAGGCCGATAAGAAACGGTGGAGTCTGCTACAGTGCCTGAGCCAGTGGTTGTTAATACTG